CCGAACTTGTCCACCAGGTAGTCCTTCGCGTCCTCGACGCTCGACACCTTCACCTGCGTCTTCTTGACGGCCACGCCTTCAGCTCCGTCGACAGCGTTCTCGTCCTCTTCAGGGCGGTCCTCTGTGTCGGTGCTATGCACAGGATTCTCAGGTGTAGGACGTTTGGGGTAGGCCTCCCTGGGATGGGTACCGGGCAGTTCAACGGATCTCTCCAGGGTGATGAAATGATTCTTGAACTCCTTCGAGTTCTCGATGACAAACTGGGTGATGGGGTCTTTGGTCATGAAGTATGCAGGCTGGGCACCGCTGGGCGATGCCGTGCCGCCCTGGAAGGAAACACTCACCTCAATACTTCCTGCTTTGACTTTGCCGTACCATTCCGACAAGCCGTGGATTCCGTAGGTCTTTGCTTTCATTGTTCTGTCGTTTTAATGAAAGGGGACGGACGGCATGGTGTCGCGTCCGTCCCCCGATGATTGTTTTGTCGTCAGTTTACTCTGCAGAGATGGGACCGTAGAACTTGATCCAGCCGTTGGCGGTGGTGTACTTGTAGGCCTCGCCGCTCTCCACGGTGATGGCACTGGCACCGGAACCGAGGGTGAGTCCGTAGGCGAACACATAGATCACGCCGTCCTCAAGGTCGGTACCGCTGGGAGCGGTGGTGCTGGTCCACAGGCGGAACACCTCTGCGCCGGGAGCGGTGTCGTCGTCATCGTCGTCACCGTCTACCCAGATGTGGCAGCTGCCCTTCAGGCCGAGGGCATCGCTCACGAGAACGCCGTTGCGGGTGGCCTCCTCGCCGAGTACATCCTCGGTGTAGTTCGACTCACCGCGACGAACGTAGTGTACCAGACGGTCCTCACCGATGATGATACCGCTGTTCTCGTATCCGCAGTCGTTCAGGGTCTCCTCCATCTTGATCTGCAGATCGCCGAAGATGCAGGTCAGGCGGGTAACCTTCCAGCCGAGGGTCTCGTTGGTGTAGGGTTCCATCTTCACCTCGGGGTGTTTTGACCAGTCAATGAGCTGCAGGCTCTGGGCGAGGTTCTTGCCCACCAGCCAGATACCGCTCTTGGGCTTGTCGGCACCGTTGTAGTAGGTCTTGATCAGGGTGATCACGTCCTCGTAGGTCCAGGGACCCTTGTGCTTCACCTCGCGCTTAACCTGCCAGCGCACGCCGTTGGTGGTGTAGTCCCACTGGTCGTCGCCCATGCTCGAGCGGACGAGCATCTTGCTCTGCTGAGAGATCAGCAGGGTGCGGTTGCCGGCGGCCTTGAACTCGCGGAGCTGGGCCTCGGCCTTCACTGCCTCGTCGTAGGGGATCTCCATCTTCTGGTCGGCAAGGTACTTGCTCACGATGCTGGTCATGCCGCGCTTCTGCAGGTACAGCTCGTCGGGAACGGGGATAACGGTGTTGGGATCAACCCACTTCTGCGTCTCGTACATGGCGTTGGCCATACGCACGAGCTTGGTACCGGCGACAATCACGTTGGTGTTGTTGGCTGCGGGACTGGAAGCGGTTGGGATGCTGCCGTACTGGTCAGTAGCGGCCTGCTTAACGCCGTTGGTGGCGATGCAGGTGATGGTGTCGTCGCTGTTCACGCTCTTGACAAAGAGCTGCAGGGGACGGCGGCTGATCACGTTAGCACCGTTCTTGAATTCGTAGCCCTTGACGCCCTTCACCATCAGGGTGTCATAGGCGCGAACCTTGCCCTTGTCGGCATTGACGAGGGTGATGGTGTTGCCGGTCACGTTCTCGGCGACGGTGACGATAGGCGTACCCTGGTCGATGGCGTAGTGCTTGACTTCCATCGACTTCACGTTCACGCGCTTGGCCATCAACATCAGCTCCATCAGCGCGTAGTTGCCGCGCTCAAACATGAAGATGCGCTGGTCGACCTCGGGTAATACGAGCTCGCCCATGCCGCCGCTGGCGTTCTGGACGCCCGATACAGTAGTAGGCGCGCCGCCTACATGGGTCTCAAGACCTGCCGTGCCGGTGCCCATGGTGGGCTTCACGTCGACAGGAGTGCTGGCACTGCCAGACTGCTGGGTCTGGGTGGTTGTTACTTCTTCTGCCATGATTTTGATATTTTAAAGTGATTATTAAATAATTTGTTTTATCCTATATGTTTCTTGACAAGACCGGCGTTGCCGGTGCCTTTGCTCGCTTGTCTGATGCCGCTGACCGTGGTAGGGGCTCCGCCATACTGGGTCGTCAGCCCGGCGCTGCCTTTGGCCGGCACGACATCTCGCGGTTCGGGAAACTCTACACTGATGGCCATGGCGGTTTACTTGGCTGCTTCGGCGTAGTCGAAGATGTTCATTCTTCTCTTGGGCTCTTCCACCTTGCCGGCCGAGCCGCCCAGCGGAGCCACGCCGTCGCCTTCCTGGCGCCTGCGCAGCGTCTCGTTGATCTTCGCGTTGCGGCCCTTGACTTCGGCGTCGTCTGCAGCTGCTGCCACATCCTCGTCGTGGTTGATCGCCTTGCGTGCCAGTTCCAGGCTTTGGCGAGAGAACTTGCCGATGAGAGCATCTGCGAACACCTGCTCCAGGAAGCCCATCACGGCGTCCACCTCTTCGTCACTCATGCCGTTCTCCTCCTGGAAGGCACGCAGCGTCTCGAGGCTGGCGTCAAGGTTATTGCTGTACTCGGCCTCGAGCTCGCGGCTCCTGGCGACGCGGTCGACGTACTCCTTGTTGGCTGCTGCAATAGCATCCTGTTTCTCGGGGTCGTCGATAGCGTCCTTGATGTCAGTGCCGAACATGCGGACCAGTTCCACGGCAGGATCACTGCCGTTATGCCAGTTCGACAGGAAGTAGGCACTGCGCGGGTCGGCACTCATCATGTCGACCATCTTCTGCTCGCGCTCCTTGTAGCCGTTAAGCTGCCCGTCGAGTTCATCGTAATCGTCGGAAATCTGGCCGAAAATCGCTTCGTCATCGTTGAACTCCTTGTCGGGGTAACGCTCACGCAGCCTATCGACGGCCATGTCGCGGCGGCTCTTAACTTCTTGATTATTAGGTTCTGCCATTGCTATCGATTTTTTGAGAATTATTTTATGTTCCAAAATTACCCCCTCAAATCCGCCCGCTTTCTTTATCTGTTAACCGACCATCACTAAATTTGTAGTAAGTGTTGTCCAGGTATTGCACGCTATCAGCGTGCACCATAAATGTCCGTCCCGTCCAATGAAGAAGAAAGGTACCATATCACAACTCAAGCATGAACGCGATGATGACCTGATGCGAGCCTACACCCAGGAGCTCTCAGGCCGTCCGCACATCCTGCTGCCCGATGTCCTGCGGGCCGTGGTCTCCAGCCAGTCAAAGCGTTTCTGGGTGACATCTGAGCGCGCGTCAATCGTCATCTACAACATGATGAAGGGCGACAAGTTGGAAAACATGCGGCCGCTCAAGCGCAAGATGTTCCGCGAGATCTACCGCCGCGTGATGAAGCTCAAGAAGAACTACCCGCAGCTCTCCATCTCCATCCTCACCGAGCAGGTGGTCGCCGAGCCTGCACCGGAATTCTACATCACCTGGCAGTCCGCCAAGACCATCCTGTCCCGCATCCGCAAAACACGCCGCGTCCACAACCACCACATCCGCCATTAATCATGTCGAGTAAATCCAGTGACCGAGCCGTTGATGTATTGCAAGCTGCCAGCTTGCAGGATGCCGTCGCGGCCATCCTCGCCGAGAACGAACGCCGCAAGGCCGAGATCAACGCGAAGTTCAACCCCATCACGGGCGAGAACTCCGTCGGCGAGCGTGTACCGGTCACCATAGGGGACATGCCAGAGCACCTCCGCAAGCAATGGCTCCCGGTGCCCATGCTGGAAAACCCGTTCGTCAAGAAACTCATCAAGGCCGGCAGCATAGCCAAGTTCATCGAACAGGAATTCCAGGATGTCGAGGATCTGCAGGAGGACCTGCAGGAGCAGGTGGCGCGCCAGTTCATCAAGGTGCGCTCCCGCTACGACTTCCCCTTCTGGGCCGCTACATTCGACTACATCAAGCCCAAGGGCGGAGGAAAGGAAATCCTGTTCCGCATATCCAGGCCCCAACGCAAACTGCTGGCGGCACTCGAGAAGATGCGACTCGATGGTGCCCCAATACGCATCGTTCTGCTCAAGGCCCGTCAATGGGGTGGCTCGACATTGATTCAGATTTATATGGCCTGGCTCCAGCTCGTGCACGAGGTGGGCCTCAACTCTTTGGTGGTCGCACACGTCCGCGACACCGCTATCACCATCAAGGGCATGTTCGAGCGCCTCATCAGGCGTTACCCGGTGTGGATGCTGCATGACATCAACCAGCAGTATGACGACAACGAGACGAAGTTGGAGGGTGTCGGCGGTTCCACCAACATCAAGCGCATACCGCAGCGAGACTGCATGATTAAGGTGGGCTCGGCCGAGCGGCCCGACAGCGCCCGTGGTGACGACTACAACCTGGTGCACTGCTCTGAGGTCGGCGTGTGGAAAGCGACAGAAAACAAGACACCTGAGGAAATCGTGCAGTCGGCAATATCCGGTGTGAGCGACAACCCGTTGACCATGATTGTCTATGAGTCTACGGCAAAGGGCTCCGGTAATTTCTTCCACAAGGAGTGGTTAGATGCCAAAGAAGGAAATTCCGACTTTGCGGCGGTGTTTGTTCCATGGTATGAGATCCCTTGGGACAGCCGCAAACTGAAAGACCCTGCAGCTTTCGCCCACCTGCTCTACACGAACCGCAACCGTGACGACGCCGACAACGTGCGCAGGGAACCGGGCTCCTACCTGTGGAAGCTGTGGAACATGGGCGCCACGCTCGAGGGCATCAATTGGTATGTGCATGAGCGCAAGAAGCACACCAAGCATGCAACCATGGCCTCCGAGGCACCGTCCGACGATATCGAGGCCTTCACCTTCGCCGGCCGTAAGGTCTTCGACGACGAGGACGTTGAGCGCATGCGGCCGTCCTGCAAGCCCCCCAAGCTGATTGGCGAGATCTACGGCAAGTGGGACAGCGGCGCCGGTTGTCTGGAAGACATCCGTATCCGCAAGGAGGAGAACGGCCGTTTGAAAATATGGCAGGATGTGGAGAAGGATACACCCGAGGAACGCATCACCAACCGCTACCTGGTGGTGGTCGATGTCTGCAAGGGTATGTCGGCAAAGGCCGACCTTGCCGTCATCGCAGTATTCGACAGGCTCTACATGATAGACGGAGAACCGCCAACCATTGTCGCCCAGTGGCGTGGGCACATCGAGATGGACAGGCTGGCATGGAAGGCAGCACAGATAGCCGAGTATTACAACCATGCCTTCCTGGTCATCGAGTCCAACACCCTCGAGACCAACAACACCCGCGGCGAGGCAGAATACATCCTCACACTCATCCGTGAGGTATACGACAACCTCTATGCACGCAAGTCAGACAACACCTCCAACGACGTGCGCGAGAAGGCACCGGTCAAGTACGGCTACCACACCAACGTCCTCACCAAGCGCACCATCATCACCAACCTGCAGACCGTCGTCCGTGAGCGCCTTTACACCGAGCGTGACGAGCTCTGCCTCGAGGAGTATAAAGTCTATGTCGAAACCGAGAAGGGCGGCTACGAGGCACCGTCAGGCTACCACGACGATATCCTGATGACACGCGCCATCGGCATGCAGGTCTGCCTCTTCGAGATGGACATGCCACAGATCATCAACATCTCATCCACGCGCCAGCGCTCCCGCGTCGTCAACGAGTCCTCAATAACATAAAAAAGCCGCGGCACCAGCCACGGCTTTTCATTATCCATTAAACAATCTCCATTATGCACGCGGCAATGCCGCGTTATCACGCTGCCTGAGGCTGCTGGCGGTTGCCGCGCAGCATCTCGTAGGCCCTGTTCACTGCATTCATATCCACGCCCTGCTGTACCTGCTCCATCAGTGCGGGATCGATACCCTGCACGGCCTGGCCCTGCTGCATCTGCTGTGCCTGGCTCTGGATGCTCTGCAGCAGTTTGTCCGCGAACGGGAATGACCCGTTCTCCAGCAACTGCTCCAGGGTGATCTGGCCGGCGGCCCATATCTGCATCAGGAACTGGTTGGCATAGTTCTTCACGTTGGGGCTCGACGTGCTCTCGATGACACGGATATCGGTCTCCACGTTACGCACGCGCTGCGGCGTAATCTTCACATTGGGCTTGTAGCCTACGATATCCATGATCTTCTTGTCGTCGTAGTACTGCAGGATGGTCTTCAGTGCCTTGTAGGCCTCGTTCTTGCGGAAGGAGTTGAACACCTCCAGCAGGTCAATCAGCGAGGTGGCGGCATTGATGGCCTGCTGGGCATACAGTGTGCCGCTCTCGCCACTGTTGCCGGCGCGGCCCTGCATCGCTCCGTGCACGCCGCTGACGTCCTCCATCATCCTGAGCTGGATATTCAGCAACTCGCCGATACCGATGTTCACGGCATTGGCCGCGATCTGCTGCGGAACGGGAGCACCCGGCTTCAGCTTCAGGGTGATCACGCCGTTGAA